AGTTCAAAAGAAAACAGGTGGTAAAATCTGGTGTGTTAAACACGCATACCCACGCCTGTTAGCTGAAGGCATCAAGCCGTATGCCTGTGTCATTCTTGACCCACGTCCTATCGAAGGCACTAGCACACATGGCATTGTGCGTACAGAACTGTTCAAAGAGATTGACCCAAGTACAATCTTTATTATTGCATCTATGACTGACACATCTGTTGTCAACTACATTATGGATAAGACAGATAATGTTATGGGCTTCCACGCCTTTACTGATGGCATCAGAGACGAAAGCATTAAAGATAAGATTGTTATCGACCCGTCCCTCCCCATTCCAAATGGCACAGCGTTAGTGTCAGGTGGCACGGCATCAGCTACTCGTACGCTAGGGCTGCTTGAAACTCTTGGCTACAGGAACATCCACATGTTTGGCTTTGATTGCTCTGTCTCAGAGAAAGTGGCAAAGAAAAACAAAGACTCTAAAGATGAAGCAGGTAATCCTAAGTACATGCACGTTGAGATTGACGATGTAAACTACTGGACTACTGGTGAGCTTCTTGCATTAGCTCAAGACTTGGAGAAGATGCTAGAGAAAAAAGACTTGGGACTTAACTTAAAGTTTTACGGTGAGAACAGCCTGGCTCGTGGTGTGTGGGACATGTCTCACTACAGCAAGAACTCTCAAACATTCAAGGAATATATGAATGCCCGTTCTAAATAAACGTATGGAAAAATTCTGCCAGTCGTATCTTATTAGTAAGAACGCTACGCAGTCTGCCATCTCAGCAGGATACTCTGAACGCTCAGCACACAACCAAGGCTGGAGGCTTCTAAAAGAACCACAGATTGTAGAGCGCCTAGCAGAACTTGAGTCTGAGTACAACACAGATGTAGACGTTATCACAGAGCTTGAAAAGCAGTATGAAGCAGCTAAAGCAAATGGCAATGGTGCTACGGCACTTAAAGCCCTTGAGATTCTATCTCGTATACGTGGCAATAGTGCCGATGACGATGCACCACAGAACATTGAAGGACTTGAGGGTCGCATCTGTGCATCAATGCAAATCATTGGCAAAGAAAAGATGTATGAATTACTCATGCAAACATTCCCAGAAGACTTCGATGAAGACTACGAAGAACCAGAAGAAGAATATGCTGATGAAGAAGATTACGATATACTCAAGGAGCTAGATGATGAAGATGCCACCAGTGAATAAGTTTAGAGAAAAGACTGCTCTAATTACAGGCATTACAGGACAGGACGGCGGCTATCTAGCAGAGCTATTGCTTGAGAAGGGCTACATAGTACACGCCTTGTGTCGTCGTGTGTCTTCAGAACCATCCTTTCGTATAGCACACCTGATAAAGAACCCTAATCTTACACTGCACTATGGTGACTTGTCTGATTCAGGTAGCCTTATGCGTCTGTTTGATACCCACTTATTCGATGAAGTATACAACCTAGCAGCACAGTCACATGTCAGAGTGTCTTTTGACGTACCAGAATACACTGCTGACGTGGACGGTATGGGGGTATTAAGGCTGCTGGAGTGCATTCGTTCTCTTGGTATGGAGGATTACACCAGATTCTATCAAGCGTCCACCTCTGAGCTTTATGGTAAGGTTGTTGAGACACCACAATCAGAGACTACACCCTTCTATCCACGCTCTCCTTATGGGGTAGCTAAGCAGTTTGGATTCTGGACAGTAAAGAACTATCGTGAAAGCTATGGCATACACGCATCCAATGGTATCTTATTTAATCACGAGTCACCTTGGCGTGGCTCAGAGTTTGTTACACAGAAGATTGTACAGGGTGTAGCTAACATTGCACGTGGTAAACAGGAGTATATTAGCCTTGGTAACTTGGATGCCCAACGTGATTGGGGACATGCTAAGGATTATGTCGAAGGCATGTGGCGTATGGTGCAACATGACCACGGAGATGACTACGTGTTAGCTACAGGTGAGCTTCATTCAGTACGTGAGCTAGTAGAGATTTGTTTTAGAAAGGTAGACATGCGTATCCGCTGGGAAGGTGAAGGCATCTTTGAGAAAGCCTACGATGAGAATGAAAACATGGTAGTCAATATCAACCCTGAGTTCTACCGACCAGCCGAAGTTGACTTGCTGCTTGGTGATTCTACCAAGGCACGTGAAGTCCTTGGCTGGAAACCTAACTATACCTTTACTACTTTGATTGAAGAGATGATGGAGTCTGCGCTTACTTCTTAAGCGCACCGATTGATTTAACACCGAAGCTTGCACCAATACTTACAAGTATGCCCCACGATAGCCACTCAGGACAATCCTCTCTTAGGAATCTAAACCCGTCTGCAATGTATGGTTGTGCTGGAGGATAGAAGCAGGCACACAGCAAGCCAACGAAAAAAAGTGTCCAAAGCTCGTCCTTCCAAGAATCAGAAGAAGCCTCCATAGCTTTGGTTTCCCATGCCGCATCGCTAGAAGCACGTTTGATTTGTCCCTTTAGCTTTGCTTCTTCAAGCTTGCCTTTCAGTTCTGTCTTACGCTGACGCCCCTCCATCCACTTGCCAGCAAGACTGCTGATTGGTGATAGTAATGATTGCCACATAGTATTCTCCTAAACGGTGTATTCGTTTTTAATAAGCAGTATATCAAACAAAGCAGACATTTCGTCTTCACCACTGCTTGACCTTGCTCTAATTTGAACGTCTGTTTTTTCTGGTATTTCTAGTGGATAAGGATAAGTCTCCTCTGCAAATTGATTAGCAAGAGTGTACTTAGCTTTTGTTCTAAACACACCACCTGGCTCACGTTGTTTATAGCTTACTGTAATATATTTATTCGCAAGCTCAGTTCCAGTAGCCATGTTCATTTGCTGCAGATAACCTGTATATCCAGCAGGTATAGTATAAATAGCCATAAGTGTTTGACCTTCTGCTTGGTCAATACGAGCATTTAAGTTACCATCAAGATTAATGTTTACATCACCTACGCAACTTACGTCATTACTAATAAAGGCACGGAACACACGTAAAAAAGTACCACTAGTTGCTACAGTTGTAGTGCCGTTAAGAGTTACAATGTTTGTTATCTGGTTGTAGTCTTGGTCAAGCCCTTGAACAGTAATCTTACTTCCTGTATCTACTGCCGTAGTACTTGCAACAAGACAAGGACCAGCTGATGTTGGATAAACATATTCAATAGCACCATCCCAAACAGGACGTTCAGTCGTGCTTACTGTAGGGTTGTATCCAAACTTATGTATGTGTTCGTGACCCTCTACAAAGCCACGCTTAACGTGTAGGTTAAAGTCTTCGTTTCTACCTGTTCTTGTAATTGAAGCGTACTTACCCATTACTCTACTCCTAACTCCATCATTGATGACAACCGTTCAGCACGTCTGCCTACTTGTCTTGCCCATTTACTATCTAACATTTCGACTGCTGCTTCTGAGTAATCTCCGCAGTGTATTGCTGCCCACATTTTTCGAAAGCCTGTAAGACGAGGGACACCGACATTAAAAGCCATATCAATAAGGACACGCTGGCGAATACTATCAAGCTCAGCAACAATAGGAAACTCTGCCACAAGCTCACGCTCAACAATATCAATATCGTTGTTGCATAGAAAACGGGCTTCGTCTTCAGTAATGCCTCTGTCCACGAGGTTACGACCAATACCAATCGTTGCAATGCCGAGACTATCTTCATATACTTCTAGCTCCATTCCTTCGTGGTCGATAAGCTGGTCAATTAATTCTTCCCTATTATACTTCATTGCTCTTCCTCTGGCAATGGCCTGCCTCTATAGTCTACTTTTTTAGTAGAATATCTTCTATCTACATCATACCCAAATACATTTTTTAAAACCTGTTCTGTTATTCCTAATTCTTTTTCTATAGGATTTCCTTCTTGGTCAACAAGAGTATTGCCCTCTTCATCTGTTTGATAGACAGGCTCTACATTTAATCTATCAAACTGTCCTCTGCGTTTTCTTTCTAAAGTTTGAGGGTAAAACAAGCCTCTCACAACAGTATCTATAAACTCTGGTGGTAACCCTTTTTCGTTTATTAACATGTTTCTGTAGCCTGCGTACATCCTTTGGCCTTCTTTTGTATTAGGAAATAAGCCAGGAAGAATGTTAGCTTCTAACTCCTCAATAGATTTAACTGGCACGTTATACTTAAGACGTTCAGGTGTTTGTAACGCTCTTACTAATCCGTTCACCCCAAAGGTAACAGCGGTAGGTTTTCCTTTAACGTCTTTAACCCCTGACATGTTTTTAATTATTTGAAGGCCATCATAAAATCTATTTTGTTTCTCTTTTCTTTCCGAAAGATTTAAATTAATTTTTTCTTGAATTTCTTTTAAGTCTTCTTGGGTTTTAATAGAACTTGGTAGATTTTTAAAATATGTCAAAAGATTTTTTGACAATTCATCTATCTCAGAAGTTTCTCTATAGATGAAAGAGCCAACAGATTTTGTTATATCTTGTTTAACACTTTTATCTCCAGCAAATCTTAAAACAGCATCCATAAAATCTACGGGGTATCCTTTACTGCTTCTTGCTATAGTCTTTCCTTTTTGCTCTGCAAGTTTTTCAGCCTCATAAGCTTCACTAATGCCAACGGCATCATCCCATGCTGCAGGACTAGCTAAACTCATAAGCTCGAATGCAGCCTTTGTAAAATCTTCTTGAAAGTTTACACCATCATAAAAAGCATTTCCATACTTATCAGTATTAAAACCTACTTTACGAATTGTGTCTACATATTGTTTGGTCGAAACAAAAGAACCAAAAGTATTAAATAAAGCATTCATCGTTGCGTCTTCAATTTCTCTTTCAGTTACTGTGTCACCGTTTAAAGCACGTGCAATTAATGGACGCAAACTTCCTTTAATGTTTTGGTTGGCATCATAACTAGCCATAACATTATAATCAGCCATCCAAGTTCCGTCTTTATCTACCATTAAAGGAGTAGCATGAAACTGTTCAGAGTTAGCAAAAAAATCAGGACCAAGTAAACGAATAGCCCTTTCGTTTGTTTCTGTTTGACCTACTGCATCATTGTTAGCTCTAGTTCCATATTCTATTGCGGCAGCAGTACCTGTTATTCCTGCAAGTCTTCTTGCGCCAGTTCTCATTAACTGTGGATTTCCTTCTGCCGTTCCTCTGGCAAGGTCTCTAAACCCTGTTAAGGCAGAGTTAAACTGTGTTCTAAGTACTTCAGCTGGGAAGGTAGCATATGTCCCTAAAGGAATACGTGAAAAAATATTTCTCACAATAGGAGAAGCACTTGTGTAAGAAGGCATAGTGTTTCTTACAACCTCCATTGCGTAGTCTTCTATCTCTTCTTGAGCAACGTCAATCATTTCAATAACTTCTGGGGAAAGTTCTTTTAAGTCTTTCTCATCTAAGTCTATACCGTTTCTTAATTTTTTAGCAATAGTAGGCGGCACATTAAAGTCATCAATAATTCCATCAAAAGGTTTTAATGCTGACCTGTAGCTGTCAAGCTCCATCATATAAGATGTAATCTTACCCCAATCATCTGTAATACCATATAGTTTACTTGGTATCTTGACTCCTTTTTTTAATTTATCTTTTGTATAATTTGTTAGTTTATTAGAAAGACCTAAGAATCCTTCAGATGCCGCTAAGCCTCCCAACTCTTTATCTACTAAATCAAGATTATCTTCTATTATTCTTTGAGTAAGACTTGTGTCAAGCACCCCGTTCTCTTGTAAACGCTTTAAAGTTCTAAGAGCTTTAGGGTCATTCTGTTTGATTCTTTGTAATAACATAGAACCACCTTCTCCTGCTTTTTTCATAAGCTTAGGATTAAAAATATGACCGTTGCCAGCTACCGCTTGAAACATTCCATACAGGTTTGTAAAATAAGCATTAGGGTCGTAAATAGTTTCTGTTGCCTGTGTATATCCAGATAGTCTTCTTATCCATGTCGGCACTTTAGCAATCGCTGCGTTTTCAAAAGTGTCAATGCCA